CAGCACGACATCATCCAGGGAAACGGATGGCCTGAGGACTTCGTAAAGCTCTAGCAGGCTATCCTTATCGCGGGGGGCAGCCATAGTGGGCGTAGAAGACAACGCCGAACTATTGAAAAAGTGTCTAGGTTCCGACGATTGAGACGAATCTCTCTTTTGTGTATAGGCCTTGCGTAATCTAGCAGCAGTCGGTGTGTTACCTTTTTTGGTTTCATCCTCGACAAGTTCCTGCAGGGCGTCGGCAAAACGACGCTCATCACCGGAACAATGCGCAGTAATCAGGTTCTCTATCAAAGCAGCCTTCATAAAGGTACTCCTCTCCGTAAATTCGTACAATTCTCTTTATATATGGATATTATACCCTTATCATGCGGCTTATACAATATATTTTTCGTACATTTTCGTACAGCAAGAATCATTGCTTCTTCTTCCCCAACTGGAAGTCAATGAAATTCTGGACTTCTTGCAGTGAACTTTCATTCAGCTGACCACTGGACTCCAAAATCCGGCGGAGATGCGGATCCGACAAAAGATTTTGTAGGTGCTTGTGCTCACGATCCTCTTTCTGCGCGGGCGATACTTCTATGCTTTTCTGCGGCGCGGGCGGGGCGGAGGGCTCGTTATCTATTCCCATTATGAATAGCGGTGACACTCGCAACACCCTAGCCAAATCAGCTATTTTATCACGGCGCATGTTATCTATATGCCCTGACTCCCAGCGGGAAACCGTAGCCTCCGTCACGCCTACGGCATTAGCTACATCGCGCTGAGTAAGGTTACATTTAACGCGCTGTTCGCGCAGCTTCTTTCCCATATCTTCAGTCATTTTCGACCGCCTCCTTCTAAATCCCATTATATAGAAGGAATTGCATAAACGCAATACGGCAAAGAAAAAATAGTGTAAAATATTGCAGAAAAGTATTGACAAGGCGCAAGGCATAGCGTAGTATAATATACGTAAACGCAATACGAATAAGCAACATATTACGTTTACGCAAGGCATAGAGGAGGTGATAATTTGTTCCAAAAGAATGAGTTCAAAGCCGAGGTAGTTCGCCGTGGTCTGACACTTGAAAAAGTGGCGGTACAGATGGGGATTGACGCGGCAACCCTTCACCGTAAGATGAACGGGTCGAGTGACTTCTATCGTAGTGAAATCGAAAAGATTATCGAAATGATGGGGCTCTCGGGAGACGATGTGCTGCGAATTTTTTTTGCAGCATAACTTACGTAAATGCAAGAAAACAGGGAGGACAGAATGAGCAAAGATATTCAGATTTTCAACAATGACAAGTTCGGCCAGTTGCGCACGGTCATCATCGACAATGAGCCGTGGTTTGTTGGTAAAGATGTTGCCGACACACTCGGTTATTCCGACACAAACAAAGCCGTAGCTATGCACGTTGACGATGAAGACAAAAAACTCAACGACAAAACGTCGCCGAGTTTTGGACAGCGCGGTGCAACGCTCATCAACGAGAGTGGCGTCTATTCCCTCGTGTTCGGCTCCAAGCTGGAAAGCGCGAAGGAGTTCAAGCATTGGGTAACACACGACGTCCTGCCGAGCATCCGCAAGACAGGCGCGTACCAAATCCCGAAAATCGCGCCAAACCCGCACTACCGCACCCGTATGGTCAAGACGGCGGTGACGGATATCGGCGGCACGGCGCAGGCCATCATGCTCACGTACCACGTAAAGCCGGGCATGGCACTGGCGGCCGCGCAGGAGATGGTGGGCAAGGCATACGGCATCGACACGGCACCGTTGCAGCGCCTTATTCCCGCCGAGGCACACCCCGGTTACCTGAACGCGGGCATGATTGCCGAGCGCCAAGGGCTCAGATGCAAGACTGGCAAGCCCAACGCCGTGGAGGCGAACAAGCGCCTTGAGGCCGCGGGGCTCATGGAGCGCCACGGCAAGCACTGGCGGCTGACGGAAAAGGGCAGGCAGTACGGTGAGGAAAAGCCCTACACCAACGGTGGCCACAGCGGGTATCAGATTGTGTGGAATGACGGCGTGTTCGACGCGCTGGGTAAACAGTAAGGAGGCCGCGCAATGATGGTAGTTGAGGAAACCTTCTGGGAGGGCGTTTTCCGCCGCATCGGCTGGGCGATGGCCTTGCTGGAGAAGCGGTACGGCCTGTTAGGTGATGACGCGCTGGAGGCGGCGGTCACGATCATCTGCAATAGCGAGCAGCTCAATCAAGAGCAGGTGCTCCGCATGCTGAAGGACGCCACGGAGAAATACGGCGAGGTCACGAGCGAGAACGTACACGTGATATTCGGCGGGCACAAGGTGAACTGAGGAGGGAAGCAATGGATGAGGTAAAAAAGCCGCTTCAAGAACAGTTGCAACTGCTCCTGAAGCGGTCAAGCAACCCAGACACTACGGCAACGGAACTCGTCAGCCTTACCTATGCGATGGTGTCGTTGAGCCTGCTGCTGGTTCCCGAATGGACGCGGCAGAAAATTTCTAACGACCTTTCTTGTAAGCTTCAAGATACTTTAGAACGCCTTGAGAGGCGAGCTTCGATATTAACAGATTATGAATGATATGAGAGCCCTGCAACGCCGTTTGTCCATACCGCTAGGAACGATAGGGATAGAACGCACAGCTTCTAATATTTGTTCATGCAAACATACTTCGCTGAGCAAGAGCATGACGTATTGTTTTACTTTTGCTCGTTCCCTACGAGCTTCAATCTTCTTCGTTACAGCCAAAACGATAAGGGCACCAACGCCGCCTTGAAACAAAAGGGTTAATACGGGCCATATATGTTGCTCCATTTTCATCACCTCCTTTTGAGGTGATTATAGCACGAGGAGGTGAGAGGATGGACAAACAAAAAGAGCCGTCCATAGCTGAAATCTATGAACGGCTTGACGATATCGACCGCAGGCTGAAGGCAGTAGAAGGAAAGATAAACCCGCCTGCGGAACGACTGGCTCAATCTTTGCACAGAGCTTTTACCAGTACTTTGAATAAAAACTGTTGGCTCAAATAGTACGCGGCAAAAGTGGCAGATGCTATAGGCTCATCATCTTCGGAGTTTTCCCGCATGATAGCGGATAGTTTCTCTTTAGATAGTGAGGCTTTCATTTCGGCATCTGCTTGTTCAAAGATTTTCCGCAATTCATTTTGTGTCATGATATCACCTCCCTTCGAGGTGATTGTACCACAAAGGAGGTGCTTACTTATGAGACCACAGTCAACATGTTTTCTGGACTGGCACGACGTATACAAGCTGACAGGGTATCACCGGTCACGCGCGCAGGAGCTTATCCGCGAGGTTAACGACGGTCTCAAGAAGCAGGGATTTTTCGTACCAAAAGCGGGCCATACCTATATCAAGGCCTTTGCGGCAAAGATGGGTATGACCAAGGAAGAGGTAATGGAGGTCATAAGATGAGCGAAAAGGAGAGGTTCCCGCACTGGTGGGATGATGCGCTCATGTCACTGGCAGGGGCGCTTGCGGTGACGGCGATAGTGGCCATGTTGTTCTGAAAGGAGGATGCACATGGTTAAGAGAGGGCTTAGATGGTGGGACGACCACCATCTACCGTATTTCTTCGGCTGGGTGTGGGTGCTTATCTTCGCCTTTGCGGGCGGGGCGCTGGGCGGCCTGGTACTCGCCGCATGGATGCTGCATGTACGTGGCTTGCTATAGGAGGATGTCAATGTCAAAACTTCGTAAAGATATTCCTTGCCTAGAGGTGCATACCGTGGATGATGGGCACAAGACGATTTTTTACTATGCGGGTCACTGGTGGCTGGCCTATCTTGTTACGCACGGTGAGGAGGCCAAAAAAGGTACAACGGTCTATTGGCTCAATGATGACAGAGAGACCATTTACCGAAAAACCAAATTCACGCAACGGCTGACAGGTAAACACAAAGTCGCGCTTGACATCATCAAAGAGCACGTAAGCGCGTTTATGGACTGGTTCGATGAGTTCCACAGAAAGAAGGGGCCGACATGGAAGCCGGATTTTTGAAGGACCGCCATCCTGGGCACGGGTGCTTTACCTGCCCCTATCACGACTGCATCCGCGCTGTGTCTAAGCACATGACGGCGGATGAACGGCGCATGCGGCAGGCGGGGTACGAAAAGAAGCCGCGCATGGCAAGCGCAAAAGCACCCAGTTCGTGGCTGCCACAGTATATGGTGGGCGTCCATGGCTGGCACAGGATGGGGAAGTAACAGGAGAAAAAATGCAACAACATCAACGCAAGATAAAGATAGAGCTGTACAACGACAATTACGCCAATTATAAGCGGTACGATATCCCGTGCAAAGCACAGCTGGTAATTGGGGATGTGCCGTACCAGCTGGGAGCCAACGCCTACGGCAGTAACCCTCAATGGTACGTTGGCGGCGACAGGAAGAACGGCGAAAGCAAATACGCGGGGCAATCTTTTTTTCGCACGGATGACATTTTTAAGTTACCCGAGTTCTTCAATTTCTGCACGCGCCTGCTAAAGAAAGAACCCAAGAAAAGCACAGGCCGCACAAGCCCGCAAGCTCCGGCAATGATTTTGTTTTGCTCGTTTCAGCAGACACACATGATAGAGGAACTGGGCAAACGGTACGGCTTCAAGCACGCATATCCGATTTTCTTCATCAAGAATTTTTCAGCGCAGGTACTAAAGGCCAACATGAAGATTGTCGGGGCAACAGAAATGGCTATGGTGCTCTACCGTGATAAGCTGCCCAAGTTCAACAATCTGGGGGCGGATGGTAAAAAGCACATGATATTTAACTGGATGGAGTGGAAGCGTGATAACGCGAAAATCTACCCCAAAATTCACCCGACGCAAAAGCCGGTAAACCTCATTAAGCGGCTGATTGAGATTTTCACAGACCCCTATGATGTGGTGATTGACCCATGCGCGGGCAGCGGCTCGACACTTCGCGCTTGCATGGAGCTAAACCGTACCTGTTACGGCTTCGAGGTGGATAAGAAATTCTACAAAGCCGCGAAAGAGAAAATGCTAGTTATGCCACAGGATAACGAGTTGTCCCTATTTCCGAACATAACAAAATGAGCCATACGGCTGGCACCGCATGACTCTATTAGAAGATTAGTATCGTTACATGCCCTCAGTATAGCACAAGGGCTGGAAGGAGACAATTATGGCAACAGGATTGAGCAAGAACTGCTCGCTCGTCATGACGCTTGAGAGCATGCAGGAGAGAGAGAACTGGCTGGCCGCTCGCCGCCTGGGTATCGGTGGGAGCGAGGCGGCCTCCATAGTTGGGCTGAACCCATGGAAATCGGCCTATCAGCTGTGGCTGGAGAAAACCGGGCAGGTGGAGCCCGAGAACATCAGCGACAAGGAAGTGGTCCATTTCGGCACCAAACTGGAACAGCTCGTGGCTGACGAGTTCTGCGAGCGTGAGGGAAAGAAGGTGGAACGCTGCGGCATGTATCAGAACAAGCAGAATCCCTTCATGCTTGGCTCATTCGACCGCCTGCTCGTGGGCGAGGACGCGGGGCTCGAATGCAAGACCACCAGCGCCTTCAACAAAAAGGAATGGGACGCCGGCGAGGTGCCGCCAAACTACTACGTGCAGTGCCAGCACTACATGCTCGTATCCGGACTGCCGCGCTGGTATATCGCCTGCCTCGTAGGCGGCAACCATTTCGTCAGTTGGACTGTCGAGCGCGATGAGGAAGATATAGCCGCTCTCGCGGCCGCTGAGCGCGATTTTTGGCAAAGGGTACAGAGTAATACTCCCCCTGAACTGGATGGCTCTGATTCGTGCTCACAGGCGCTCAGGGAGCGTTTCTCGGGCGGGCAGGTCGAGCCCGTCGCACTCCCAAGCGATTCGCTAGCGCTCATTCAGCGCTATGACGAGCTAAAAGAGACCAAAACCAGCATCGACACCCAGCTCAAGGAAGTGCAGAACAAGCTATGCGCCATGCTCGGAGACAATGAAATCGGCCTTGCCGGTACGGGCGACGATGCCCGCCGCGTGTGCTGGAAGACCGTGGCCGGGCGCACCACCATTGACAGCAAGCGACTGAAGGCAGAAATGCCCGACGTCTTTGCCAAATACAGCAAGGTCGGCAAGCCGACCCGCCGTTTCACCATTTGATGAAAGAGAGGAAGATACAACATGACAGCAGCAGTAAAAGGCGGAGTTATCAAGAAAGCAGCCGAACAGCAGGCCGTAGCCAAGAACGGAACCATGAGCATGAAGGACCTCGTGGTCAAGATGATGCCGCAGATTCAGAAGGCGCTTCCGTCCGTGCTCACGGGCGAGCGCTTCACCCGCATGGTGCTGACCGCGATGAGCACCAATCCCCAGCTCACGCAGTGTACGCCAAAATCGTTCCTCGGGGCCATGATGCAGGCCGCCCAGCTTGGTGTGGAGCCCAATACACCACTCGGGCAGGCATACCTCATTCCGTACCGCAACCACGGTCAGCTGGAATGCCAGTTCCAGCTTGGCTATAAGGGCCTCGTGGACCTCGCCTACCGTTCAGGCGAAATCACCGATATCAGCGCGCACGAGGTACACGAAAACGACACCTTCGAGTATGAGCTAGGCCTAGAGCCGAAGCTCAAGCACGTGCCGGCACTCAAGGACCGCGGCCCCGTTATCCTTTACTACGCCGTGTTCCACACCAAAGCGGGCGGCTATGGTTTCGAGGTGATGAGCGTTGACGACATCCGCTCCCATATGAACAAGTTCAGCAAGGCAGCGCAGAGCGGTTTCAGCCCGTGGAAGACGAACTTCGACGAGATGGCAAAAAAGACCGTCATCAAGCGCGTCCTCAAATATGCCCCTATCAAGACCGAGTTCGTCCGCCAGGTGGCGCAGGATGAGACCATCAAGACCAATCTGGCTGAGAATATGGCAGACCTCCCCGACGAGACCATCACCATTGACGAGCAGGGGAACGACGTGTCGGACAACGTAGACCCCGAGACCGGCGAAATCAAAGAGCCGCAGGGCGGCGACCTCCATTGACTGTGAATATGAAGCACGGCGGGCGCGAGCCGCCCGTTGTGTTTTGGAGGTGAGGCCGTGGGCATTAACTATGTGAAACAGATGAACGCCTTCATCGAGCAGAGTGCGGGCAAGCTGGGAGCCAAGGAACAGGCGATATACCTTCGATTATTCGGTGTCGCGAACAATCTAGGTTGGCCGAACTGGTTTGAAGTGGCTGACTCGCAGATTATGAGGGAAACAGGCATAGGCAGTCGTAACACAGTCAAGTCGATGAGAGCAAACCTCATAAGCAAAGGGTTCATCAAAGCGTACAATCCTGGGCACAGGATGAAGACCAAATATCACCTAGAAGATTTGACAGTTAAGGTATCAAAAAATGAGGTGTCAAAAAATGAGCTATCAACCAGTGATACCTTAGGTGTCAAAAATGAACAGTTAAGGTGTCAACCATTGAGCACTACTATAAACAATAAACATAAACATTCTACTTCTTCTACTAGCGCGCGCACGTGTATCAATAATAACCCTATAAGTAATATACACGAGTCACCCGATGGCAAGGTGCTGGATTTCTACCAGCAGAATATCCGGCCTGTCTGCAACGGATGGGAATTGGAAAGGCTGTCAGATGATGTAAAGACCTACGGGGCCGATACGGTCATCAAGGCTATCGAGCGGGCGGTGCTCAGAAACGCGCGCAGCCTCGGATACGTGGAAAGCATTTTGAACCGCTGGGAAAAGAACGGCTACGACGAGCCGGATGAAAGGAAGGACGCCAATGGACATGGAGGAACGGCAGGACAGGCATCTGGCCGACCTGCTCGACGAAATCGACCAAAAACGAAAGCAGAAATCGACCGAGAAAACGAGGAGTACTGGAAACGCCCCCATAAGCACGACCAATACGGATGGCCTATCGACTAAACTGCTTGCTGACCTCGCCTATCACGGTATCCATCTGCGCTACTCGCGCACGACCTATGAAGGAATCAAACTGAGGGGCCTGCCCGACAACGAGAGTATCCGTCAGAACTTCGACTATGTGGGAAAATACATCGGCCATATCGACAGCCACTTGCAGCGAGGGGAGGGGCTCATCCTCGCTGGCCCAGTTGGCACGCTCAAAACACAGATGGCGACATCGGTCCTCCGCTTTCAGATTGACCGTGGCAAGGGTGGCTATATGATTGCTATGGCATCGCTTATTGACAGGCTCTATTCTATGCGCGAGCAGAACCGTGAGGAGGCGAGCCGCTACGAGCAGCGCCTGCGCACGACCCCGCTTCTGGTCATCGACGACCTCGGGGCGGAGAACAACCAGCAGGCATGGATAAAGAGCAAGATTGACAGTATCATCTCGGAGCGCTACGACAAGATGCTCGCCACCATCATCACGACGAACTACAGCAAGCAGACACTCAACGATACCTACGGCGGGCGCATCCTCGACCGCGTGCGGAGCAACGCCTACTACCTGGAATTTACGGGCGGCTCCGAGCGCACCAATCTCGACATCAGCACGATTTGACAGGAGGCAAATATATGGCAAACTACATTTCACTCGATGGGACGCTGTTCCAGCCGGAGTCTCGCAAGACGAAGACCGGCAAGACACAGTATTCGTTCAACCTGTCGTTCTACAACGGCAAGGGCACGGACGGCAAGGCACAGTATGGCAGCGTCCGCGTTAAGCTTTTCGGCGACCTCGCGAACAACGCCCTCGGCTTTTTTAACGAAAAGGACCGCGTGCTCGTCACGGGCCGCCTCACCATGGAGAAATGGGAAAAGGATGGGCAGAAGCACAGCCGCCCGGCCATCATCGCCGATAACCTCGGGCCCAGTATCAGCCCGTTCAAGGCAAATGGTGCCGTTGGCGGTCAGGCGCAGACCTCGGCACCCGATGACCCCGAGATACCATTTTGAGCAAAATAAAAGACCTGCCAAGGCGGCAGGCCAACGGTTAAGCATGTTCCAGGTTCAACTCACGGCGGATTGCATTTTGCAGTAGGTTGGAGAAATTCAAGTTGTGCTCTTTTGCTAGAGTATCCATCCAGCCGGGAATGGTGAGTGTCTTTTTGACGGCGCGCGGGTCAGTACGTTTCAGGTATTCGGCCTCATCGTATTCGACCAGTGTCACGAAGTCGCGGCCACTGACCTGCAAATCAGCAGGGTTAGACGCGGGCGGGATGGGCTCCTTATCCTCTTTTAGGGTAAAGAGGTAAATACCTAGTGCATCCTCAGCCATATACAAGGCCTCGGGGAGCGCGTCGCCCTCGGTGACACAACCGGGCAAGTCTGGGAAGGTGACGGAATAGCCGCCCACGTCTTCGGGATGGAATACAGCGGGATAAAGCAGTTTGTTCATGGTAAACCTCCTATACTTCATTTCAGACCGGCTTGATGCAAGATACTGTTGAGTGTGCCGGGCTTCAAGTCACCACCGTGCAGCGGCACAACAGCGCGCCCCGGCTTCGTTGGGTGCCTGAATATGTGGTGTGAGCCACGTACGCGCTCAAGCACCCAGCCGTCAGCCTTAAGCAAATCTATGAGCTTTTTGGGCGTCGTAGGAATCAACCCCTTTCACAAGATATTATAACACGTGTTAATACGTATTACAAGGAGGCAGAATAATGGCAGAGCAATTTACATCACAGCAGAGCCGCAAGGCGGGCGGCGATATGACCAAAGCAATTTTGCAATGGGCAGAGGCACGGGTAGGCACAGATAAAGCCTATGGACTCACGAACCATATTCGCGGGCTGGCACGGTCAGCAACGCGATTTGCGGATAAGGGTGCGTATTCGTACCGTTGCCAGGCTGACGTTGATAGAGTGCGGGAGGCCGTGGAGGATATCGAGGAAATCTATGACAGCATCGTCTATAAGACAGAACACGGCGAGGAGGTATAGGCGCATGGAAGACAGGCTGAACGGCAAAGTCAGGGTACGCAAGGCTACGCCAGAGGAGCTGGCAGAAGCCTTTAAGAACGTGAAGCCAATCCCCCATAAAGGGTTGGCATGGGCACCTAATCCATTCTTAGGCGCGCACGATTTCATAGACCATAGCGGTATGAGGCACCACAAAGGGAGGAGCGAGATTGTCTAATGGGCAAGTTTAGCCGGGACAAGGGCAAGCGTGGCGAAGCTGAACTCGTGCGGTTCCTCCGGGCGGCAGGCTGGCAGAATGTGCGGCGCACGGCTCAGTATTGCGGAAAGACAGGGGAAGCGGCGGATTTAGTCGGGTTGCCTGGAATCCACATAGAATGCAAGCGTGTTGAGCACCTAAACATTGATGATGCGCTGGCACAGGCTAAGCGGGATGCGGCAGGGAGTGACAGATTACCCGCTGTGTTTCACCGCAAGAACAACACGCGCTGGAAAGTCACTATGGACGCCGAGGATTGGCTAAAGATTTATCAGGAATACGGAATTGATGAGCTTGACTGGGAAAATACCGATAGCGATAAATCAGAATAGGCTGTCAGACTGCGAGAAATGGCGCGTAATGGCCTTTAATAGTAAAACCTATATAACTATATAGGCGGACATGCAAAACACGCTTAGAGACGATTTTAGGAGGGGCAAGGTGAGCAGTGCCACAAGAAAGATGGTGCGCGACATGCGGCGTAAGATGGCGCTAAAGGGCATCACGGACGACAAACTGGAAGCTATAACCGATGCTGTGAAGCAGACAAAGCAACAGAAGCTTGAACTTGTCGAGCAGAGCACAAGAAAAGAACTGCGTGCGACGAGGCGGGTGATGTGATGACAGCTGTGACTAGCTTTATGGAGGCGGTGGGCTGTGATGAGGCAGCACGTCAAGAAATTATTGTCAGAATCAACGCAAGCAACGCCGAAAGAGACGGTGGCAGACGCTTCAAGCGTACAGCGCGGGAGATTGACAACGAGGAAATGATAAAGCGTGAGCTATACGAGCAGAAAGGCGAATAAGGCATGCTAAAAAGAGACAAGTTTTTGAAAAGGTGCGAACGAAGCAATATATTGCAATGGATTACGCAGGAAGAGATGTCAGCGGGTGACAGTATTTTTTATTGGTGCCTAGACAAAATAAACAAAAATGGCTTTAACGATATGTTGTCAGAAGGCGCTATGAAAGAGACGGCACAAGGCTTAGCACACTTTGCAAGGTGTATAGCGTTTGCGAAGAATAGCGATAAAGATTTACCTACAGATGATGACATGTATAACTTTTATAATTTTATATACCAAATTGAGAAACTATCAGAGCAGATATTAGACCAAAGAAAGGCGAACAATGGGCATGAAATTTAATAGCTTACCTCAAAAACCGCAACTACCGAGGAATCCTCGGCGGTTGAAGGTTGTAGATTTTCTGCTGTGGCTCGGCTCCGTGGCGCTGGCCTTTGTCATTCTGGTTATTGCCGGCGGCATTGACCTAGAGCGCGTGCGGGACATTTGGCAGTTTATCTTTGCTATGGGGCTGGTCATGGTGTGTTACTGCATCATCCACCTGTGGGGCAAAAGAAAACATTGATGAAGTCAACTTTCAAGAATTAAAAGAGTTGCTTATGAGCAAATCGAAAGAGCGAAAGCGCAGAGAGCTTGAACGGAAATACGATAAAATCGGCTATTTCGGCTTTCTGCGGCTGAAAGAAGTATATGATTTTACGCTGTGGCTACAGTCCTGGCGCGGGTTTCACCTCCACGTGACCGAAGGGCGGGAGCTTGCGGTCTGCTACATTGACGGGCGGTATATACGCATATGGTACGACGAGCAGACCGGCGTGTGTCTCAACCGCTTCGGCATGGGGATGTGCCTAGCGTGGCAGGGACTGATAAAAGAGAGGCGGTAAATATGGCAAGAGACAAGGCAGCGACAATCGAAAAGCGCGAGCGGATTGCCAAAGGCATCTGCTTTTACTGTGGGAAGGAGCCCGCGATGGATGACGAGGTGCTGTGCAAGAAGTGCTTTAAGCGCAAAGAGCATTTAAAGGCGTGGGTTGAAACGCAGAACCTGAAGAACCGAATAGCGAAACTTGAAAGCGCGCTGAAATTGGCGGCACGTGAATATTTGGAAAGCATAGAGCATGAGGGATGCTGTGATTTTTGCCCTGCTGTAGATGCTGACCGTGACTGCAACCATGATGACTGCATACAGTCTGTCGTGAACATGTGGCTGGAGCACAAGGTATTTGGCGGGCCGTACGGATTGGAGGATACAGATGGCTACTGATAAAGAACGCATAGCGGTACTGGAAAAGGCGTTGCGACTATCCGTGATGCAGCTTCTAGAAGCTGATGATTATTGTGCCTGGTGCCCGTTGCTGGATGAATGTAACTTCGACATTGACGACTTTGAATATTGCATGAACAAGGTAGCCGAATACTGGAAAAGAAGGGCGGAGCAGGGCGATGATGTTGTTTGACGACTTACGCTGGCGCACGCTGCCAATCTTGCAGATAACGGAGCAGATGCGCAAGCGGAAGAAAGGCGAGGCGGAGCACAGAGAGGATTTTGAAACCTGCCTGCGGCTGGCCGAGAAGGCCGAGGAGGAAAAGGAGAGAAAGGAGCGCGGATAATGGGGCTGGTGATTGTTGCTTTTGTGGTAGGGCTTTTTGTCGGGAGCTCGATAGGTATACTGGTAACGGCGCTGTGTGTGGCGGCCAAAGGAAATGAGGAGCGGGGACATGCTGGTGAGTAATGAGGAATGGAGCGAGTTACAGCAGGCCATCGAGGAGGATAAGAAAACGGCTTCCGATTACCTGCTGCACTACGCCGAGAAAATGAAGGACTATAAGGCGGCCAAGGCTGAAGCGCTTAGCCGGGGCAAAGGCGAAGGAGGTGGGCACGGCAGTATGCCTGGCGCGCCGACGGAGCAGGCGGAAGTCGCGTCTGTGGCCTATGATGAGCGCCATGATGCCTATTACTGGCTGAAGGCCGTGGAAGTGGTACAGCGGGCAATAGGCGAGCGTAAGAGCATTTTCCTTGCCTGCCGCCGTGAAGCGGAAAAGTACAACGAGCACGTAAAGGGGCAGCGGCCCTGGGTGGTTATGACACAGATGCTTTTTGTGCAGGCGATAGAAAGACGCTTTTTCGATTCGGGCAACTGGATAAGTGACTACACCGTGCGGAAGTACTGGCATGAGATAATCGCCAAAGTCGTTGACATTCATTTGCGTCTGAAAAAATTTTAAATAAAAAAGATAGTGCCACTATCTTGACGGTTTTCCCGTGGTAATATGCTAGTATAGGCGCGAGAGGCAAGGGAGGCCCTAGGGGTCACCGTGCCAATCCCCGCGTAGCGCCTAGTCGAGTTACAGTGTTTTGAACTTGTCACACATGGAGCGCGGGGAAATATGGCGGCAAATACGCAACTCTGCCGAGAGCACGTATCTCTACCGCCTCCATATGGCTGAAAGGTGGCAGTACCACCGATTAGCCTACTTTTACCTCCTAATTCGGAACTTGGCGAAACACCCCACAATGAGCCGCCTGAGAGAAAATCCCGGGCGGCTTTGTAGTGAAAAATCTTTACTGTATCTGCTATAAGTGATATTATATATAGTATCAACCTAGAGATATAGGAGATACTATGGGGCATTACGAAAAGTTGCTGAGGAACATCGAAAACAATCCTGCGGATGTAAAGTTTGATGACCTGCGTACCTTGCTTACTAAGACAGGCGGTTTTAACTGCCGACAGGGAAAAGGCGACCATTACGTATTCTCTCATCCTGATTTGATGGAGATGCTTATCGTCGATTCCCGCGGCAAAAAATCGCCGCTAAAGGCAATCTATGTCAAGAAGGCATTGAAGCTTTATCATCAAGTAACGGATTGATGGAGGAGGTAAGGAATATGCGTGCAGTAAATCCCGACGATTATCAAGTAAGGATTTCGGCATTGTCAGCGGAGGATGGCGGCGGCTTTGTAGCTGTTGTGCCAGAACTGCCGGGGTGCATGAGCGACGGGGAGACACGGGCCGAGGCATTAGTCAACGTACATGATGCTATAGTGTCATGGATTGATACGGCTGAGGAGCTTGGCAGGAAAATCCCTGCACCCAAAAAGTATGAAGACACTGAGGCAAGCGGTAAATTTATCGTGCGCACGCCGAAAGATATGCACGCGGCGCTTTCAGAGATGGCAAAGGACGAAGGAACCAGCCTGAACTCTCTGGTGGTTTCGCTTTTGTCTATGTCGATGGGCATGCGGTACGGGCGCGGGTTTGGCGCTAAACAGGAACTTGCATCCATCCTCGCCAAGGCGTAAGAGTAACAAAGCAGAATACATGAAGGACGTTACCAGACGGCAGCGTCCTTTTTGGTTGTCTGAAACGGCGCGCATGATGAAAATTGAATGACTGTAAGGCACTTGCAAATAGCGGGTGCCTTTTGTATTGCCACGAAAGGAGGTGGTCATGTGAAGCTGACGGAAAAGCAGAAGCGGTTTGTCGATTATTACATCGAAACCGGGAATAGGACGGAAGCGGCAAGGAAAGCAGGATATTCTGATAAGACGGCAAGGTTTACAGGTGCAGAAAACCTAACAAAACCAAACATCAAAAGCGCCATCGATGCGAAACTCGCGGAGATGGACGCGAAGCGTACTGCAAATGCCGGAGAGGTCATGCAGTTCCTAACGACGGTTATGCGAGGCGAGCTGAAGGAAGAGGTCGTAACAACGGAGGGGACGGGCGACGGGCTAAGCCAGACGAAAATCGTTAAGAAGCAGGTCGGCGTGCATGACCGCCTTGACGCTGCAAAACAGATTGCAAGGCGCTACGGCCTCGACAAGCTCGTGATTGAGCAGAAGACCGACGACCGCGTGCAGTTCATCGAGCCGCCCGAGGAGGATTGCCATGCAGACGATTGACCTCAGGCAGCTGATTGCACCGTCCTTTTGGGGCCTGTACAACGATATGAAGCAGCACCGACACACCTACTATACGCTGGCCGGCGGGCGCGGCTCCACAAAGTCGTCGTTCGCGGCCATCATGGTCGTGCTCCTGCTCATGCGCAATCCTGCCTGCCACGCGCTCGTGATGCGCAAGGTCGACAAGACCATCGGCAGGAGCGTTTTTCCACAGATGCAGTGGGCGGTGCATGCGCTCGGGCAGGATGCTTATTTCCACATGAGCGTGAGCCCGCATCAGATGACCTACCTGCCAACCGGGCAGCGGATTTACTTCTCGGGCGTTGATGACCCGCAGAAAATCAAATCCATCAAGCCGCCCTTCGGTTACATCGGTATCGTGTTCCTCGAGGAGCTCGACCAGTTCAGCGGCCCCGAGGAAATCCGCAATATCAACCAGTCACTACTGCGCGGCGGACCTACGTTCTGGGAAATCAGCGCGTACAACCCGCCCAAGTCGCAGAATAGCTGGGTGAACGAGGAGGCGCTCATCGAAGCGCCGGACAAACTCGTGCATCATTCGACCTATCTTGATGTGCCGCGTGACTGGCTTGGCGATGTGTTCTTTGAAGCGGCTGAGACGCTCAAGAAACGCAACGAGACAGCCTACCGCCACGAGTATCTCGGTGAGGTCACGGGCACGGGGGGCACGGTGTTCGAGAACGTCCACGACGTGAAGCTGACCGATGCGGAGATAGCAGCTTTTGACCGGTTGTATTTCGGGCTGGACTTTGGTTTCAGCCTGGACCCGCTGGCCTTCGTCATGATGTATTACGACGCCAAGCACGAGCGGCTCGTCATTTTTGGCGAGCTCTACCAGCAAAAGCTGATGAACCGCCCAGCGGCCGAGCGCATCCAGGCACTCCTGCCAGTCAAGGACGCGCACATCTTCGCCGACTCGGCCGAGCCGAAAAGCATCGCGGAGATGCGCTCCCTTGGCCTGCGCGTGCATGGCGCAAAGAAAGGCCCCGATAGCGTGGATTATGGCATCCGTTGGTTGCAGGGGCTGGCGTCCATCGACATCGACAAGCGGCGGGCGCCTAATGCGTTCCGCGAGTTTGCCGGCTATGAATATGAGCGCAACCGGGACGGGCAGTTCATATCCGCCTATCCCGATAAGAATAATCATGCGATTGATGCCGTGCGTTACGGCTGCGGTAATCTGATGCGGGCCCTGCGCCGCCCAGCTATATCGCTGAGAAAGGAGGATTTCGGCTTGTGAGAATTTACACGACAAAGACGGAGCTCACGACGCAGGATATTGCGACTATTTGCCTGCGGCATGAGGAGTTTCGCGGGCGCGTGCTGCGGCTCAAGCGGTACTATGCAGGGCAGCATGACATCCTGAACAAGCAGCAGCGTGCGAACAATGCCCCGAATAACAAGATTGTCTCGAACTACTGTGCGTACATTTCAGATATGAGTACAGGTTTCTTCATGGGCAAGCCTGTGGCCTATTCTTCCATTTCCGAGAACGAGGACGAGGTCGAGGCCCTGCAGGAAGTGTTCAAATACAACGATGAGGCCGCACACAACATGGAACTGGCCGGCGAGGCCAGCGTCACGGGCGAGGCCTACGAGCTGTTATACATGGATGAGGATGCAAAAATCCGTTTCTGCATGGTACCGTCCGAGGAAGTTATCCTCGTGTGTGCGGCCACGCTGGAAAAGAAAATCCTCTACGCTATCCGGCATTACCGCGTCTACAATCTGGACGGTGTGACTTATGATGAGTTCGTGGACGTCTACGACGCACAGAACGTCACGAGTTACGCCTACGACAGCGGTACGGTACGAGCTATCAGCGGACCCGCGCCGCACTATTTCGACGACGTGCCGGTCGTGGCCTACGCCAACAACAAGGACCAGAGAGGCGACTTCGAGACAGTGATGACGCTCGTCGATGCCTACGACAAAGCGCAGTCCCTTACGCTTGACGATATGGAGGATTTCACGGACGCCTATCTCATCCTCAAGAATGTCGGCGGCACCACGGATGAAGATGTGGCAAAAATGCGGCATGACAAGGTCCTGACGTTCGAGGAGGGTGGTAGCGCCGAATGGCTCATCAAGAACCTCAACGACACCTACATCGAGAACATCAAGACGCGCCTGCAGAAGGACATCCACAAGTTCAGCAGTGTGCCGGACATGAGCGATGAGTCTTTTGCGGGCAATACCTCGGGCGTGGCCATCAAGTACAAGCTTATCGGCCTGGAGCAGATACGCTCGCACAAGGAGCGTTGGTTTAAGCTGGGTCTGCAGCGGCGCATCGAGCTCATCGGCGGCATGCTGAAGCTCAAGAGCGCGGCTGACATTGATTTCCGTGACATCGAGATTACCTTCACGGCGAATATCCCCGCCAACAGCGCAGAGCAGGCGCAGATTGTGAAGGAGCTCTATGGGCTGGTATCACAGAAACGCCTGCTCTCGCTCCTGCCGTTCGTCACGGACCCCGCCGAGGAGATGGAGGAGCTGAGGAAGGAGCAGGAGGAAAATGGCTACGAAGACCTCGGCACAGAAGCAGAAGGAGATCGAAGCGTACTGGGCGCGGCGCAATGAGGAGCTGGAGCGCGAATGGCACAGGAAATGCCGGCAGGAGATTGAGAAAGAGCTCGCGGACTATTACCGGCAGGCACTTTCCCATATCGACGACGACATAGCGAAGCTCTATGCCCGCTTTGCCGACCAGAACGGCATGGACATGGCGGCCGCCCAGCGCATGCTGCAAGGCGACGAGTTCCGCGTATGGCGTATGGACATCGCCGAGTATGTGCAGCAGATTGCCACCACAGGTGACAAGGAGCTGCTGCGCGAGCTGAACGTGCTGGCCATGCGGAGCCGCATCACGCGCCTCGACAAGCTCAAGGGCGATACGCTCGTGGAGCTCTCGAAACTCACGAAGAAGGCCGAGGACGCGATAGGCCGTTTTCTGCCGAGCGCCTACAAGGATTTCTACTACCGCGGGCTCTACGAGATAGGCAAGCGGGCGGGCATCGGCGTCACGGTGAACCGGCTGGACAAGGAAAAGCTGGAGGCCGTGACGCGCACGCCGTGGAGCGGGAAGAACTACTCCGATCGCATCTGGCACAACAACGCGGAGCTGGGCAGGACCATCGAGCAGACCATGCTCACGGCCATGCACCGGGGCTCATCGCTCAACGACCTCTCGCGCTATGTCGCGGGCCGCATGAACGTCGGTATCCACAACGCGCAGCGGCTGGTGCAGACGGAGCTCAACTATGTGCAGAACCGTGCGGCGCTGGACAGTATCAAGGACGCAGGCATGCGGTATTACCGCTTCATCGCGACCCTCGACAACCGCACCTCGCAAATTTGCCGCGAGCACGACGGCATGGTATTCGCCGTTGACGATGCAGACGCCGGCTACAACATGCCCCCGCTTCACCCGCGCTGCCGCTCCACCATCTCCGGCAGCCTGCGCGGCCTGAAGGATCGCCCGAAGGGCACACGCATAGCACGCGACCCCGAGACCGGGAAAACGACGCAGTACGTGCCTGCGGGCATGAAATACGAGGACTGGTATCAAACGTACATTGGCTCTAAAGAAGCTGTACAGCATTACCGTGCTGTGAAGTATGATAAGAGCGACACGACAAAGTTTAAACGAGGCAATGTGGCTGTTAACGTGACACGCGTTGAGGCGTATAACCCTATTTATGTCTCAGACCGTGTAAATCTGAAACCACGTCAGTTGCACGAGATTAACTTGCTTGTGACAGAAGCACAGAAGGCTCTGGGTATCATAGAGGAGCTGGGCTTGCCTGCAATCTATATACTGAGTACAGAGGAAATGCAGGATGGAGTGCTTGCTTCGTATAACGGCACACGTAATGTTCTTTCGCTTGATGCAGTATTAGGTGTTCGCGAACGCCGGGATGCGGTACAGAGCAGCTTTGGGGATAACTCCGATTTACTCAGTACACTCGTTCATGAGTATATTCATTGGCAGGATGCCGAGAACTATCGGAAGAAGCATGGTGGAAAACTTGACACCTATTACATAGACAGATTAAGAGCTAAGTTCAAAAAACCGGTTGTGGAGTTAATTCTTTCGGGTTATAATATAAGTGGCCTAGGAAGCTACGCAGTAGACTCCCTGGCAGACGGAAAGTTCGACGAGGTTTATACGGAATATCGTACCTATGAGACGCTGAAGAACCGGAGGTGATTATGGTGCGTCTGTTATTTCCAAAAAAAGTTGATGACATGCGGACCAGGCTAAAGCCTTACATGATTTGGGACGGGGAGTCTTTGACGATAAAGGCCGAAGCACCTAAAGAAATCGTCAGCCTCTGGAAAGAGTACCGTGAGACCGTGCATAAAGCTTTTGAAAAAGCTGAGGCAGTCGAGGTCGCTTGACTTTAGAAATTACATACGTTTTGCAAAGCACTTTGCGGAAGCAGGGTGCTTTTCTTGTAGGTGGTGAACAAAATGGCAGTTGCCGAGATTGACTATGATGGAGCAGCGAGCGGCATTGTGGCCGTGCTGCACGAAAAGGGCATCCCGATTTCCAAGGTCTCGCGGGTATTCGAGACCGCCATGCAGCTGATAGAGCAGTACACGGTGCCTTTCGACCCGAGCTCGCTGGAGACAGAGGACCAGGCCGAGGGAACCGACGGCTCAGCAGACACAGCGGAGCAGGATGTGTCAGACGAAGAGGCTCACAACAAGGCACTCGAAATGATAGGAGGTGCTGGCTGATGAAACTGGAGATTGACGGCACACCGAAAGAAATAGCCGAGTTCCTGATGGAAGCAGGAGCCCGGCCAGAAAGCATTAACGATGTGGTTGATGAAAGACTGAAGGAGATTTCGGAGGACCTCATGAAGCAGATGAGATATCACTCATGATTTTCCTTAGTATATCACGCGCCAAGGCATAACGCTGAGGCGCTTTTTCATGCTCAAATTTAGGAGGAATAACACATGCTTAACGAAGATTTCGACCTGCAGCTGTTCGCCGATGACGGCGCGGCGGCTGGAACGGAGGACAGCGGCACGCAGGAAGATGCGAAATCTGCTGAGGGCTCCGGCAAGCAGGACAAGGCGGAGAACTCCGGCAAGGAGCAGCAGGTCGACATTGACGCGCTGGTCGCCGCCAAGGTGTCCGAGGCGCAGAAGAAGTGGGAGAAGGACTACAAGGCGAAGGAAAAGGCCAAGAAGGCCGAGGCCGAGCGCCTGTCCAAGCTCTCCGAGGAGGAGCGGCAGAAAGCCGAGCTCGAGAACAACCGCAAGGAGCTCGAGGCCAAGGAGAAGGAGCTGACCCAGAAAGAGCTCAAGCTTGAAATGGTCAAGGTGCTCTCCGACCGGAAAATCCCCGTGGACTTTATGGACTTCCTCATTGCTGAGGACAATGACAGCACGCTCAACCGCATCACTACGTTTGAGAAGCAATATAAAAAGGCTATCGAGAACGCCGTCAACGAGAAGCTGAAGGGCCGTGCACCGAAAGCCGGTACGAGTGCCGGTGCGGGTGCCAGCAAGGCAGCAGGCCGTAACGCGTTCTTTGATGCGATATACAAGAATCAGGTCAAACGATAAAGGAGGACCAAGAAAATGGCAGATGACACGACTTTTCTGAAAGACAACCTTGAGGGCTTCGTGCCCGCGCCGACTGCGGCGGACATCATCCAGGAGGTAACGCGCGGTTCGTCCGTGCTCCGCCTGTCCCGCGTGCAGCCGATGACTTCCGAGACGCTGAAGGTGCCCGTCATGGTGGACGGCCCCGGCGCATACTGGGTAGGCGAGACGGAGCGCATCAAGACCTCCGTGGCCAAGTGGATTTTCCCTGTGCTGACGGCAAAGAAAATCGGTGTAATCATTCCGGTTTCCAAGGAGAAACTGAACGACACGACGATTGATGTGTTTGCCACGGTGCGCCCGTACATCGCTGAGGCTTTCTACAAGGCAATCGATGCAGCTTGCCTGTTCGGCACCAACAGCCCATTCGCAAAAAGCATCTACGGTGTAGCAAACAGCGCAACGCGTGTGGTAAAAGAGGGGACGAACGCCAAGCTCGACCTCGACATTTCCGACGTGATGGCGCTCGTTGAGGACCAGGGCATGGACGTCAACGGTTTCGCCGCTGGCTATGCACTCAAAAACTCCCTGCGCAAGCTCCGTGATAGCAACGGCAATCAGCTTTTCGTTACGGGTGTAGACAGCTCGACGCTCTACTCTCAGCCTATTGAGTTCTGCCGGACGAATGCGTGGGACGCAACGAAGGCCGAGGCTATCGCAGGTGACTGGACGTACAGCCTTGTCGGTGTGCGCGACCAGATTCAGTACGAGGTGCTGCGCGAGGCCACGCTGCAGACGGTCACGATGGCTGATGACAAGCCGCTCTCCCTCGCTGAGAACGACATGGTCGCCATCAAGGCCACGATGCGCCTCGGCTTCCTGCCGGTCAAGGAGAACGCTTTCGCTGTGCTCGCACCGAAAGCTACGGCTTCGGCCTAAGGAGTGAGCGGAAATGTTTCAGAAGTATGAGAAGGACGGTCACACCATCGAGGCCACGGAGCTGGCCTACCGCGTTATCTACGCGGCACAGGGCTACCGTCCGATGAAGAAGGGTGCGGCGCGCGATGCGCCGTCCCCTGTTGCGGAGGATAAGGCAGATGACAAAGGACGAAGCAGTGCAGGCAATCGCCGCAAAGGTGCAACTGCTCGCGGGCGCAAACAGTCCTGACGGGAACCTGCTGGCCTTTGCGAGTGAAAAGCTGGTCGCGGATATTCTCGACTACTGCCACAGGGAGGATTTTCCCGATACGCTCGTCTACACGGTCGTTGACCTCGTGATGAAACGGCTGACAGACGAGAGCACGGCAGAGAACGAAGAACTGAGCTTTACGCCGTCCGGGCCGCTCAGCAACATCAAGATGGACGATACTGAGTTCAAGTTCGCGGTGAATAACGTCGACGGTGCGGCGGTGCTCGCGGACCTCACGTTCAACTCCATTAAACCGAAGCTCAATCTCTATCGACGGGTGGTGAGCCACGCATGAGCCTGCGAGGGATTTTAGCGCGTACCATGTACCATGATAAAGTCACGGTGCAGCGCTACACAGACGCGGAGGCCGATGACGGCTCCGACGATTACGAGATGACCACGGTTTACGAGGACGTGCCCTGCAAGCTCAGCCAGTACGGCAAAGACCTGCTGGCCGACAAGACGCAGAGCACGTACAACGTCACGACCGACCTGCGGCTCTGTCTGTCGCCGGCCTTCGTCATCGAGCCGAACGACGTGATGCAGGTCACGCACCAGGGGCAGACCTTCACACTGTATGCAGGCAGGCCGTTCGTCTACCCGACGCATCAGGAGATTTCCGTGCGGCGGCAGAAGGAAGGTGCCTAGCATGCAGTTCGACATGGGCGGGCTGGACAGGAAGCTCGCAGAGCTCGAAAAGCAGGAGCACGGCACAGCTGACAAGTTCGTCGCTATGGCGGCCGAGGAGCTCATCGGCGAGGTCAAGGCAAACACGCCGGTCGATACCGGCCGCCTGCGCGAGTCGTGGCAGCGTTCCAAGGTCGTTGATGGCAGAACCGAGGTTGGCAACCCTACGGCTTATGCTGACAGCGTCGAGTACGGGCACAGGCAGAGGGTGGGCCGTTACGTGCCGGCTATCGGTAAGAGGCTGAAAAAGGCCTTTGTGCCGGGCAAGAAAATGCTTCACCGCTCTATGGATACCTTTGGTGATGCGTTTCAGACCTTCGCCGAGGCCGCTATGGAGGAGCTGACGCAGAAATGATGCTCACACTCAAGACGCTGCGGGCGGCCATCACGTCGCTCCTGCGTACGAAATACCCTAAATCACAGTACAAGGTGCATTTCGACAACGTCGCCAAGACGGAGGATGTGCCCTTCTTTTATATCGAGCTGACCCCGAGGGCAAAACCCTACGATGGCATTATCTCCGAGAGGAGCATCGAGGTGGATATTGCCTATGTGGCGGCTGAGGATGCACAGGGCAACGTCAAGCGGGCAGACCTCTACAACAAGGAAGAGGAACTGTACGCTTTGTTTTTCCCTGTGTTCTATGTCGCCGACCGGGCCATTACGATAAGTGAGGCGGAGACGCGCATCGTGGATGAGGTCATGCACTTCATCTTTACGCTGGAGTTCGCGGACGCCTTTACCGATGAGGAACTGCATGCGGTCAACGCCGAGCTCATGCAGGAACTTACCTTGAATATCAGTAAGGAGGATTAAATCAATGGCAAATGAAGCAGAGGTGTTCGGCCTGCCTAGTGTCTATATCGACTTCAAGTCAAAGGGCACGACGGCCATCAAGAGAAGCGCACGCGGCATTGTCGCTATGATTCTCAAACAGGAAACGACCAACACCATCAATACTTACAAGATTAACGATGTTTCGGATATTCCTAGCGGCCTTTCCGAGGCTAATACAGACCTTGTGAAGAAGTGTCTGCTGGGTACGCCGCTTCGCGTTCTCGTCTACACGCTGCCGCTGGACACGGTGAAGGCTACCAGCACTCAGACAGAGGGTGGCACTACGACCACGGAGACGATCAAGGCACAGGCAGACGTGTTGAAACTGCTGGAGGGCATCAAGTGGAACTGGCTCTGCGCGCCTACCGCTACCACGAAAGAGCAGGAGGACCTCGCAAGCTGGATTAAATCCGAGCGCTCCAACAAGCGCAAGACCTTCAAGGCCGTGCTTGCGAACCAGGCGGCCGACAATGAGGGCGTCGTGAACTTCACGAGCTCCGGCATCAAGGTCGCAGACGGTGGCACGGATGATGATGGCAACGCTACGTACAAGACCTACACGGCGCTCGAGTACACGGCCCGCATCTGCGGCATTCTCGCTGGGCTTGCTCTTGACCGTTCGGCCACGTACTACAAACTGACCGAGGTCGCTGAGGTTGACCCGATTGAGGAAATCGACAGCCACATCGACAAAGGCGAGCTCGTGCTCTTTGATGAGCAGGACGGGGACGGTGTGAAAATCGGCCGTGCCTGCAACAGCCTCACCTCGTTCACTACGGACAAGGGTGAGGACTTCCGCTACATCAAGATTATCGAGGCTATTGATATGATTACGGACGACATCCGTGACACGTTCAAGAAGTACTATGTAGGCAAGGTCATCAACGACTACGACCACAAGGAACTGTTCATTTCTGCTATCAAAGTATACTTCAGCGAAATTGCAGGCAACGTGCTCGACCGAGACGGCAACAACACGGTCGACATCGACGAGCAGTACCAGCGCAATTATGCCAAGCTCAAGGGCGAGGATGTGGAGAACATGAGTGCCATGGATATCCGCAAGTACAACACGGGCACGAACGTCGTTCTGGCGGGTTCCATCAAGCCGGTCAATGCGATGGAAGACCTGAAGACTGTCTTCACGATGTAAGGGAGGTTATGAGAAATGCCTAGAGAAGCAGAAGAGACGAAATACCGTGGACGCCGCCGCTGGAACGGCAACCACGGCAAGGTATGGTGGGACGGTCAGCTGCTCTTTGAGATTGAGAAGTTCGATGCTAAGGTCACGGCAAACCGCGAGGATGTCATCATCGGTAATTCCGTGGACTCCAAGATTGTCGGGCTGAAGGGCGAGGGCTCCTTCACCATCAAGAGCGTAATCAACCGCAACATCAATGCCTATCTGGAGGAGTGGAAGAACGGCCACGACCCGCGCGCTACGCTGGTCGGCCTGCTCAATGACCCAGATATGGTGGATGCGCAGAACGAGCGCGTCTGCATTGACAATGTATGGTTTAACGAGCTCACGCTCATGTCCTTTGAAAAGGGCAAAGTTGTGGAAAAGGAATACCCGTTCGGCTTCACGCCGGAGGATGTCTCCTACATCGAGGAGGTAGAGTAAGCTATGGCGGTCAGCATTGAAGACCTGATTAACAAGAAAGCAGAAATCCAGCAGGGCAAGAAGCAGCAGTACGATATCGAGACAAGCATCGGCACGGTTACGGTGCAAATCCCGAAACGCTCCATCCTGCTTGATTCGCAGGGGCTGAAGGACACGGATGCAGACGCATACCTCGTCTACCAGTCCGTGGTAGAGCCGGACCTCTCGAACCGCAAGCTCCAGCAGGCTTATGGCTGCGGTGAGCCTACGGATATTGTCGTTGCGCTGTTCCTGCCCGGCGAAATCAACGCGCTTTCCACGAAGATTATGAAGCTGGCAGGCTTCAGCCGTGATATTGAAGCCAAGGTACACGAAGACTTAAAAAACTGATACGCGGCGACTGGGAGGCGGCTACGGCCGCCTTTCTCGTTGCCCACGGTCACGACGTCAACTACTTCTGGACGCTATCAGAGACGGAAAAGCTCTTTTGCAACGCGGTGCGCGTGACAGAGAGCGAACGTGAAACGAAACTGGCGGGCCTGCAGCTCGTGCATAAGGCGGTGGAATAATGGCAAAGGAATTTGTACTGAGCGCAGTGCTCGAGTTCAAGGACAAGATGACGGCCGGTATCCGGTCGGCGCGGCAGGGCCTAGGCGGGCTCAAGCAGGGCATCGAGTCCGTGAAGACCTCGGGCATGCAGAGCGAGCTGCAGAAAGCCGGTATGGCGGCAGAACAGCTGAAGCGGCAGGCGAGCGGTGCGAAGGAAGCTCTAAGCGGGCTCTCCGGCACGCGCCGCGTGGGTATCAGCGCGCAGGACAACGCCACGCCTGTACTGAATCGCCTGCGTGAGCGGCTGGAGGCTATCACAGGCAAAGCGTATAACGTCAACGTGAACGCCCACACGACAGGCATGATGTCGAAGCTCGGCGGCGCGGCATCGGGTGTTGCCGGTGGCATGCTGATGAACACCTCCATGCAGATGGCCGGTGCGGCTGGTATCGGCTATGGCATGTATGACATGGTCAAGAGCGCGGCTGATTTCGAGCAGGGCATGAGTGCGGTCGCGGCTATTTCGGGCGCTACAGGCAGTGCGCTGGATGCGCTCACCAATAAGGCGCTGGAGATGGGCCAGCAGACGAAGTTCACGGCCACGGAGAGCGCGCAGGCGCTGAACTATATGGCTATGGCTGGCTGGAAAACCGACGAAATGCTCGCGGGCCTGCCCGGCGTGATGAACCTCGCCGCGGCCTCTGGTGAAGACCTGGCTATGGTTTCGGATATCGTCACCGACTCCATGACGGCGTTCGGCGTGCCTGCCGAGCAGTCCGGCCATTTCGCAGACGTGCTTGCGGCGGCTGCGGCTAACGCGAACACCAACGTGGCCATGATGGGCTACACGTTCAAGTATGCAGGCGCGTTCGCAGGTGCTCTCGGATACTCTATCGAGGACGTGGCACTAGCGACCGGCGCAATGGCTGACAGCGGCATCAAGGCTGACAGTGCAGGTACTGCTATTCGTGCGCTCATGGAGCGTATGGCAAAGCCTACCAAAGAATCTGCTGCCGCCATGTCAGAACTAGGCATCGAAGCCTTTGACGCAGCAGGCAAGGCACGCCCGCTCCGTGAAGTGCTCGACGATATGCGTGAAAAGTTCAAAGGCCTAAGCGAGCAGGATAAAGGCCGTCTGGGCGCAGAACTGGCTGGCACGTATGGCTCTGCTGGTTTCCTCGGCATGATGAAGGTCACGGACGAGAAATGGGAGCAGATAAAGAACGCCGTCAATAATGCAGACGGCGTGGCTGAGGAGCAGGCCCGCATCCGCATGGACAATCTCTCCGGCAGTCTCACCCTGCTCGGCAGTGCGTGGGAGTCGTTTTCCATTAAGCTCATGAAAGGCTCGGGCGCGGCCAAGGGTCTGCGTTCGTTTGTCGATGAAGGGACAAAGCTCGTCACGAACTTCACCAAGAGCATTGAGGATAATGGCCTCGGTGCTAAGAGCATCATGGACCTCGTCGGCGAAGGTGTCGGCGACCTCGTGAACAAGTTCCTCGCTCTGGACGGTGTCGGCTCTGTGCTCGCTGGCGGTGTGCTGGCCGGTGCTCTGTACAAAATCGGCAAGCTCACAAGAAGTGCGGTGGACGGCATTAGCGGAATGCTTGGCAAGGGTGGCGGAAAAGTCTCTGATACTCTCGGAGGTTCTTCTGTTGGCTCTATGACCGTCAACGCAACGTCTGTTGTGGTCAACGGGCAGAGTGTTGCCGGTGGTGCTCCAGCAGGTGGCCCAGAGGGTACGCCAACCAGTGTACCTGCGGCAACGCGGAGCGTTATCCGTGAAATGGCTCCCGGCCTTGCCGTTGCAGGCGTGCTGGCGGTAGCTAACGGCCTGCATACGCGCAGTCAGAACGAGAACGACCTCAAGGACGCGGCCTCGTATCTTAAAGATGCCTCTGATAATCTGCAGGCCCTGCAGGAGAAGGGCGCACCGCAGGAACAGATTGACAAGGCGCAGGCTGAGGTCGATCGCCTGGCGCAGTACCAGCAGGACGTGCTGAAGCAGAATAGCGAACGCACGAATGAGGCGGCAGGCCAGGGCTTCGGTATGGTGGCAGGTACAGCTATAGGCGGTGTCCTTGGCTCACTTGCAGGACCTATCGGCACGCAGTTCGGCATGGTGGCTGGTGGCGTTATCGGCGAGCAGGCAGGTGTGCAGATAGGCAGTTATCTTAACGCCGTCGATAATTCTACCCCTGAGACCGTCAAGGATATCGACCAGGTAGCCATGCGTTACGACGACTATGACAATGCCGTAATCAATCCCGACGAAGAAAATCCCTATGCTGCCATCAATGAAATGATGGAGGATAACTCCGGCGAAGGGCTCGGACCGCTTTTCAGCGCAATCAGCGACTGGATAAATGGTCGCCCGTTCAGCGGCCTTAGCGAGCAGTTCAGCGAAGAGGCCAGCGCCATCAATGAAGATGGTGCAGCTACAAGCGAGTCTCTAGCTGATGCCTTTGCCCAAGCGCAGGTCAGTACGGAGAGCGCATGGGAGGATACGCCTGGCTGGTTTGACAGTAGCGTGTATTCCCCAGTGGAAGAGGACGCGGATGCCTGTGGTCCTGGTATTGCCGATGGCATTAACGCCGGTATCGGCCTTATCGAAAGCGCATGGCAGGGCGTAAGCGGTTTCTTCTCCAGCTTGTTCGCAGGTATTGAAAGAGGCGCGGCAAGTGCCATACAGGCCGCGAATGATGCCATCACGGCGGCCGCGCAGGACCGTACCGAGACGCGCGTCTATACAGACGAGGAAATCAGCAGTGACTGGACAGGCAGCTCCTATTTTGTCCCTTCGTTTGCTACCGGTGGTATCGCCTCTTTTGCCTCGGCAAATGCCGCCCACGGTCTCGCGCAGGTCAACGAGCACGGCGGCGAGCTTATCGATTTGCCCCAGGGGAGCCGTATTTATCCCGCGGCCACGACCGAGCGGCTCATCCAGCAGCAGATTGAGAGCGAGGCACCGAAAACGCCAATGATTAATATAACAGGCAATAATTTCACGGTACGCGAGGAAGCCGATATCGATAAAATCGCCTATGCCATTGTGCGGCAGATTATTCAGGCGAATGTGAACTTTGCAGGAGCGTGACGGATATGTCCTTTATGACGAATATCGGCCGCCTGCTGAACCTTGCGGCCTTCGCGCTGAACGGAGGCGGCGAGGCACACAGGCAGTTCATCCTGTCCTCGGACAGTGAAAAGTTCATCCTGCCGGTCACGCCGTCGAAGTATACGGTCAAGACGGGGCAGGGGAACAAGGTCGTGGCGGTCGAGCAGCTGGGCGAGGCTCTGGTGTTCGGCCTGCCTCGTGCCGTGGAGATTTCCTTCGAGGGATTTTTTCCTGACCCTGAGCACGATTATCCCTTTGTCGTGGGGGACAGCCGGACGCCCGCGGAGTGTGTGGCCCTGCTGACGAAGTGGAAGGAAGCACGCAAGCCCGTGCGCGTCATTATCACGGACAGCCCTGTGAACCTGCTCGTTGGCATCATGCGTTTCGACTACAAAGAGAAGGACGGCACGCGTGACATCTATTTCACGCTGGAGCTCACGGAGTTCAAGGACCTCAACACACCGTTCGCCAACAACCCGAAGCAGATTGACGAGGCCACGGGCCTGCGAGACCGCACGGCCGACCCGAGCGAGGAGACGCGCAACAAGCTCAAGAAGGCATCGGACGTGCTGGACAAGGCACGGCATGCCTATGGGCAGTACAACAAATGGCGCAGAATTGCCGAGAACAACAATCTGAAGGACCTTGCCATTAACAATCTTGACAAGCTGAAGAAGTTGAGCAAGCCATGATTATCAAGCATAAAGGGAACGACATCACGCAGCTCGTGCATCGCATCACGTGGAGCGGCTCACGGACGGCAGTCGCCCGTAAGCTGGTTTTCGAGTACGTGCAGGATGCGCGCGACCCAAATATCAAGGATTATCCTATCGACAACGGCGAGACGGTTCACGGCTACGACGAGGACGGCAACGAGGTTTTTGTCGGCAACGTCTACGACGTGGAAAAGGATGTGAAATCCTCTTTCGTCACAGTGACGGCCTACGACCATCTGTTTATTCTCACGAAGTCGAAGACCACGAGAAAGTTCGTCGACATGACGCCCGAGGACATCGCCACGGCCATCTGCCAGGAGCTGGGCGTGGAGCCAGGTACGTTCGAGCAGACAGGCACGCCTGTCTCGTTTATCGCGGTACGCAAGACGGGCTACCAGATTATCATGATGGCCTACACGGAGGCCGCGAAAAAGCTCAACGCCGACAAGACGGATGAGAAAGACAAGGTGAAGTACCATCCCGTGATGAACGGTGCCAGGCTGGACATCATCAAAAAGGGCACGCTCATCGAAGGCTACGAGGCGAACGGCCTGAACAACCTGCTCAACAGTCACTATAAGGAGAGCATCGAGAACATGGTCAATCAGGTGCTCATCACGGACGAGCAGGGGAACCAGTCGAGCTTTTTCAAGGATGACGACCTCATCGAGAAATACTCCATGATACAGGACGTGTACAAGACCGACCCGAAGAAGGACACGCAGACCGAGGTCAAGGCACTTATCAAGAAGCCTGAACAGTCGGCCACGTTGGACTGTCTCGGTGACTACCGTGTAAAAGCACCTTACTCCATCATGGTTAAGGAGCTGCTGCTGAAGCCAGGGCAGTTCTGGATCAAGAGCGACTCCCACGAGTTCGCAGACGGTACACACATGATGAAGCTGGAACTGGAGTTTGAGAATATCGCCAACGAGGAGAAGGTCACAGACGAGGAAAAGAAGGTGTGAGAGTATGGCAGAACAAATCCCGACAGTCGAGCAGAGCGCAGGAAACCTCGTGGAGACGTTGCACAGCATAGCGCAGAGCGAGCTGCCAGCGCGTACCCGTATCGGCGTTGTGCTCGCCCCGCCGCCCGCCATACAGGTGAGGCTGGACGACATCACGCTCACCGCAAAGGACTGTTATATTTCGTCCTACCTCCTGCCCAACTACACACGCCACGTCGTCGGCGAAACGTCGTACCGTGGCGGGGGCAGCGGCTATCCTGCCTACGAAAGTCACAACCACCCCATCGACAACGATGAGACGTGGACGGATACGCTGGTTCCCGGTGACCTCGTGCTCGTGGTTCCTCTCGAGAACGACCAGCTGTATGTGATTGCAGATAAGGTGGTGAAGCTATGAGCGAGGAATTTCCCTTTGTCGGCTCCGTGTCGAGCACGGCCAGCGAGAGCACATCCACGGATGACCTGCCTCTTTTCAAGGAATATGCCTGGGATTTCGAGCAGGATAAGTTCTTGATGGACGGCAACGGCAACCACATCATCGTGACAGGGCAGGAGGCCATCAAGGTTTGGATTTACAAGGCGCTCAAGACGGAGCGCTATGAGCATGAAGCCTATACCTGGCGGTACGGCGTGGAGCTCAAGCCGTTTATCGGCAAGGTGATGGGCGTGCAGGAGCGCTACAGCGAGCTCAAGCGCGTCATTGTCGAGTGCCTGAACGTGAACCCGTACATCAAGAGCATCGACAAAGTAGAGTTCGAGCACAGCGGGCCTACCGTGACCTGTAATATCACACTCACGACCATTTACGGGGAGGTGACTATGGATGTATGAAGCAAGAGAGCAGGAGGACATTTTAAAGGAACTGCAGGGATACAGTTCTACCGATGCCAGCAAGATAGAAGGTACGTTCGAGTATGACATGCTCGCGTCCAACTCCATCGAGTTCGCCAAGACCGAGGTAGAGCTGGAACAGTTCTATAAAGCGGCTTTTGCTGACACCAGCTGGGGCGATTACCTCACCATGATTGCGGCAGAGTTTGGTGTCGTGCGAAGAGCCGCCACAAAGGCCGAGGGTACAGTCACGGTGACAGGTACAGGAACGCTGCCGGTGGGCACGCTTTTCACGACCAGCGCAGGCACGAAGTTCGTCACGACGGCAGAGGCAGTTATCGAGAAAAGCGGAGACGTGGCGATAGAGGCCAGCGACGCAGGCGAAAGCGGCAATGTCAAGGCAGGCACTATCACAACCATTCCTATGTCAATTCCCGGCTTTACCGCGGTCACGAATGCGGCGGCCACGGCAGGCGGTTACGACGAGGAAGACGACGACACGCTGCTCAAGCGGTATCTTGAAAAGGTACGCCTGCCTGCGACATCGGGCAACAAGTACCAGTATTATGAATGGGCGAAAAGCGTCTCAGGTGTCGGGGATGTGCGGGTTATTCCGCTATGGAATGGCCCAGGCACAGTGAAGGTCATTATAGTCGATGCGGACATGCAGGCCGCGCCGGCATCACTCATCAAGGACGTGGCAGACTATATCGAGACCGTGCGGCCTATCGGTGCAGACGTGACCGTCATAAGCCCGACGCCTATCCCCGTGACCATCACGGTTGCGGTCAGCGGCACGCTGGACAAGGCGCAGTACATCAAGGACGTCAACGCCTACATAGCCAAGCGTGGCATGGACCTGCGCTCACTATCCTATGCACGGTGCATTGATATTCTACTGAATCAGTCGAGCGTGGCAGACTGCGACAATCTGCTCCTCAACGGGCAGGAAGTCATTCACTGCAACGAGGACGAGCTAATCCACATTGAGGGGGTGACGATAAGTGAACTGGCAGATGCTTAGAACGTATCCTGTTGACTTGTCGCGCTACCTGCCAGACTTCCTGTTTCAAGACGAGACCTTTAAAGCCGTTCTTGCCGCCTGCTCTACTGAGCACGAGCGGCAACGGCTTTTTTTGCAGGAAATCGGCAAGCAGATGTATGTGCCAACAGCCACCTGGGGGCTAGCGGACTGGGAAAGGATTGTCGGCGTCACCTCACAACCGAGCGACACCTACGAGGCCCGCCGCAACCGCATCCTGCTCAAATTGCAAAGCCACCAAACCAGCACACAGGAGTTTATGAGCCGCCTCGCAACGCGCTATGTCACGAATGGCAAGGCAACACTAAAAGAGCGTAACTCCGAATACGCTTTTGATGTTGACATTGACTATGCCAATAACACAACCGTTGATACTGACGGCCTGCTGGAGGCAATAGAGACATACAAGCCTGCACATCTTGCGTGGCTGTTCACACAGCACTTTCATGCGGGCGGGGCGGTATACGCTGGCGCGGCACCAAATCTCAACATCAAGTACGAGGTCAAGCCCGCCACCATTCACGACGCGGCACTCAGCCACGCACGCTATGTAGGAGCTGCACCGACCATTACTAAGCACTACGAGGTAATTCCTACGGTTGTTTCAGACGCGAGCACCACAGGTACGCGCTATGTCGGCGGAGCCGTTCTCATTGGTAAAAATTATTCGGTTACTCAGAAGGAGGAATCATAATGGCAAACTGGACAGGCGGCCTCTTGACCGCAGCAGGCCGCGCCCTGCAGGCAAAGGTTGAAGCCGGGACGAAACTGGAGCTCACGAAAATCAAGCTGGGCGATGGCACAGAGACCAACAGCAACGTAGACGATTTGACGGACTTGACCGGCGCGAAGGCCACGCTTGGGATTAGTTCGGTCAAAGCTGAAAATTCGCTCTGCACGGTCACGGGCGTCATCCTGACAAGCAATGTTACGGCGGGCTTTTACGCTAGGGAATGGGGCCTTTTTGCCAAAGACCCTGACGCTGGCGAAATACTCTATATGATTTCGCTTGACCCTAACCCCGACTATGTGCCCCCATCCACGGCGGCGCTCAAAGTATCGGCGACGTATGCCATGAGTATCGCCGTCAGCAACGCGGCCAATATTGCCGTGAAGATTGACCCTGACGGGCTGACTACGGTTGATATGCTTAATGCAGGCGCATGCCTCGTAGAGCGCAGTAAGGCCTATGCGGTAGGCGAACGGCTCTATACGCCGACGCTCACGAAGGGCCTGCAGCTGCAATGCACCACGGCGGGTACGACGGCAGACACGATGCTCGACTGCTCCGCTAATAAGCTCGGAGACACCATTACGGACGGTACGGTAGTCTGGACGGTCGTGCAGCCGCAGCTCACGACAGCCGCCACCAGCGCGCTGGCAGGAGTCACCCCGGCGGCCAACATGCTGCCATACTTCAACAGCAGCAATAGTGCAACAACGACCGCTATCAGCGACTTCATCAAGACCTTGCTGGACGACGGCGACGCAGCCACGGCCCGCGCCACACTCGAGGCCAACGCACAGAACTGCGGGGGCATTGTGGCGGCAAGTCTGACAAGCGACGGTTACGTGAAATTTGCTAACGGCTTAATTCTTGAGTGGGGATATTACAACTGGAAGGCAAGCAGTTTCAGCGTGATTGCGGAAGGGCCTATAACCGTCAGTAAAACTCTGAAAGTTATTCCTGTGTGTGTATCAGATAGCCCTGGAACAGCTGTTTCTATAGTAGGCGACAAGATATACAGAAGTAGCACATCAACATCTATCGACTGGGTTGCACTTGCTATCGCCTGAGTGGGAATTGCGGTAAACAAAGACAATTCGTTACTTGAAACAGACAATCGTGGCAGTCGTTATACAATCAAATTTCCTATAGGATTTACCATCGATAAGGCCCCTGCAGTTGGGGTGTCCTCGAAAGATGCTATACCCATAGAACTGTGGAATATCTGGTGGAACAGCTTTACTTTCAAACCTAATTCATCCATATACTTTGTCACTTGGATAGCTGTCGGTTATAAAACTTAAACCTTACCTACTACCAGCCAGCGCATTTGCAAGTCAGAATCTCCGTTAATTGTGTTGTTGTGATAACGGATAGTACCAGCGTCTGAATAGCATTCAAACATCACTGTCGCCGTATTATCGGGAAAATTTGCCCCTGCAATATTGAAATAGGGGCCTTCGGTAAGTTTTATAGGCAGAGTGACCTTCTTACTACCGCTAGTACCTTGTGGAATCCATATAGTTCCCCACTCAAGAACAGAAAGGATTGATAAAACATGTTTACACCAACAGAATACTTAGCAAAATTCGACAGCGACGGTAGGCGTACTGCCACCGTGCCTGTTGACTGCACGCTCACAGACGAGCGGAAAGCAGAGCTTTTGGCAGATGGGTATATCTCTATTTCTGCTGAAGACTGGAACTACTACGTCGGCAACAAAGGAACCGGCGATAACGGCACCGGCTACGTGCGCGGCAAGGACGGCAAACCTACATCCGCACCTGCCCATGTAGCCACCGCAGCCGAGAAGCTCGCCGAGCTAGAGAGCGCCTACAAAGCCGACAAAGCCCTGCTCGCTGATTATTACCTGTCAGCCGCTATGTCCGGCAACACGGATACACAGGCCGAAATCAAAGCAGAGCTCACAGAGCTTGACACACAGTATGCGGCAGACATGAAAGCCGCAAAGGAGGCATAAACCATGTTCAAAATCAAGAAACGCTGCTTCTTCTGCAACAAGGTTTTGCGCGAGGATGGCACATGCCAGAACCCGAACTGCCCGCAGTACGTAGAGGAAAAGACCGAGGATAACACATCTACTGGCACCACGTCCACGGGCACAAACGATACAACCAGCACCACTACGGATACGGATAAAACCTCTGATACGACTGCTAAATAAGACACTATAGGCCTTTTAGGTCCTAAGCACAAGAAAAGCACATGCAACCGTCGGGCCTTAGACGGCTCATGTGCCCTTGTGCTTGTTTGGCTAACTACGGATTAAGGACAAACCTTGTCAATCGCTTTCAGCAGGTCACGTATGGTCTTGTGCGTATATACGCGTTCCGTGACGCCCTGCAAAGCATGCCCGAGGATAAGCCTTGTCACAGTACGGTTGATGTCTGCGGCATCCAGCATGCTGGCAAGCGTATGGCGGCACTCATGAGGCGTATGCTTCATGTGGAATTGTTCCATGACCGGGCGGAAAACGTGACGACAGAACGCATCATAAGTGTATGTCCTGCCGTCGGGGCGGTGTATCAGATACTCATTCGATTCATGCAGCAGTTCCTCATACCATGGCAATAGCCGCTTAGGTATCGGTATAAGCCGCTTGCCCGCCTCTGTCTTGCTCTCTGTGATGCGGATAACACTATAATGGAACCATGAATTGAGACCATGTTCGAAAATTTTAGATGTATAATGAACATGGAGATTTCAATCAGGAGGTTCTATTTCATGCCAAAACAAAAGTATTCACCAGAATTCAAAAGCAAGAT